TAGACAAAGCTAGTATGTTATGTATCCGATGGCTTGACGGTCTTGATCCATTATTTACCCGAGAACCAGAAACGGTTTTGGGTGAATTCTTAGAAATTTTACAATCAATTTAATATGTCTATTATAGAAAAAATACTTAAAATTGACTTAGGTTTGCTTACAATACAAAGCAAATCAAGAGGTTTGAAATTAGTCAAAAAAAAATACGATTTGTTTAAAAATTTAAACCAAAAAGAAATTGATATGTACTGGTCTTTATATAGAGCTAGATTTTGTCAATTTGACAAAACTAAAAAACATATCTAATATAGAAGTATTTCTACTTTTGTAGATTAGGTAGTTAAACATTTTTGTTTATCCTCTCGTAACTGAGAGGATTTTTTTTGGCAAAATATACAAATTTATTGTTAAATTTAGTTGACAATTAAATAAATTAAGAGTACAATACAAGTACTCTAATTTATTATTAATATTTTGTATGACTTTATATTTTGATTTTGATCCTGACGCCATAATTTTAAATTATGAAGAGACAACAGATATCTTTCTTTATGAGTTGACAAACGATCAATATCAATTAATCAACAAATTTGCCCTACCTGTTTCAATTCTGGAAAAATTAGATTATGAAGAATTAGGAAATTTAATTAAAAATAAATTAAACCTCTCTAATGTCAAAATAAAAAAATGTTTCGACGGTGAAATGTAGAAATTTACCTTTTGACAAAAATTAAAATGACATACATATATATAATGTATGACTATTTTTGACTTACTTACAATTTTAAAAGTTGGCAATCCTGCCACTCTTTATAAGTTTCTAAAAACTAACCCAGAAATTTATAACAAAAAAACTAAAACTTTAAATGTTTTACCTTTAGAATTTAAGAAAAAATACAAAGAGTTTAAAAAAGATAATAGAAAAAATGCCCTTATTAAACGGCTTAATAACCCTTTATATAAAGCAAAAGTTGGCAGACCAAAAGTCATTAAATAAATTTCCTTGACAATTAAATAAATTAATTATATAATATAGATATTAACTCAATCACTTGATTTGGTTAATTACACTATACTCAATAGTGTTTTAGATAGGGTTTTGTTTTTATTTTAGAATTTCTAAAATAATTGTAAAGCCAACAAATATCTAGTTTTATATTTGCTTGATTAAATTGTATAAGTGAGGCTACTTGAGGATATTTGTTTTTACAAAAAGACAAAAAAAGTATAGCAGTAGATAGCTAATATATCAGATAGCTCTTAATCTTAGTTTATTAAGTGGAGTTGAGAACTCAAGTGCTGGTATATGTATATACGAATTTTGTTTGCAGTTTTTGGCAAAAAACAACTGTTTTTTTAAAAGACAATTTTGGATTTATTTAAAATAAATTTGCAAAAAAGATTATAAAAAAATAGGCAAACAAGTGGAGACTACTCACCGAACTTACAGCGGAACTGTAGGAGTAGATAATTGCTAAAGTGTCAGATTAACCTAATTATGTGGATTATCACACATAATTATTAAAAATAATTTATGAAAATTCAAAAATTTAAAGTTTCTTATTGCCGTTTGGCAAGGAACGAAATTGATACAAAGAGTGAAGTATTTTTTGCTCTTTCCGACAAAAGATATTTAAATCTATTATCTAATAATGCTTGGGATGATGTTATCACTTCGATGACATTTGATCAATATAAATATTTTTTAAAAAAAAATAAATGGTATAATTCTGCTAGCTTAAGAATTTTGAGAGAAAAAAAGAAAAAAGAATTGGAATTATTTAAAAAACCTAAATTTCTAAAAATTCAAACAAATCCAAAGCTTGCAATTCAAACAAATCCAAAGCTTGCACTTAAGCAAGCACTAAACCTACTTAATACAGGTTTTACAATTAACAAAAATGTCAAAAAAAATGCATATATGCACGATACTTGTAGTATATGTCACGGTGAAGGGTGTGGTAGTTGTGATGGTACAGGAATTGGATATACTTCTGTTGATTATGACTTTAGAGACAAAGAATATAAAGAAAAAACAAAAATAATTAAAAAAGTAATAAATTTAATAAAAAATAATTTATTACCGATTAAATACGGCAAAAATGACGACATAGTGTATTTTGAGTATTTAGGGCGTCAAGTTTCATTTCACGACGCAAAAAATCAAATTAAAAATGTGAAAAAATTTAATGGTGCTTGGACAGGAGTACCAAACAAGAAAATACCATTTCCTTGTCAAAACATAAAAAACAGTGTAAATTAAATCATAATTTTTCTTTATGAAAATTCCCACATTTCTGACTACTACAGCTTTCAAGGTTACATCCGGCGTGGTTCTTACTTCATCCTTAGTTGGTGGAGGTGTATTTATAGCTAACAACCAAACCAAAGTTCAATCTGACACCGCCGTTGAAAGAGAGGAATTTAACAGTTTTGTAGCCCAACAAAATCAAGCGGATAATACTCAAAATCAGCGTATTGACAGTATTGCAAGCAGTAGCTATACTTCTATCATACCTAAATCTACCAGCCCTAAGACTATAATCCAGAATCAACCTGGAATTGTAATTCAAAATGCACCAGTAGCCAAATCAACACAATCTCTCTTCCTATCTAGTAGCTCAAGTTATCAGTCATCTTTACCAGATAAAGAAGTTTTTAAAACAGAAAATCAAAGAGGAAAATACGAAGATTTCATCGGGGCTTATTCGAATTAAGCTAAAGTGTAAGTACTTGGTCCGTCCTCATAGTTGACTTGTTCCTGATCCTTTTTAAGGTTAAATAATTCGCGATTTATAAAGGTTTCTTTGTCGGAAATTGTTAGTACACAATAATCTAGTCTATCTTGCTTAGATGTGATTACCATATTACCGCCTAGACCAGTATCCGTTCCAATGTTTAGAATTTTACAAGTATCACCGATCCTGATCGTTTCTAAATCATACCCCCCAGCTGAATCATCCAAAATTGTAATTTCTACTTCCACATTTGGGTTGGCATTTATATTTACCTCTCTAGCTCCTAGACTATTAATCGAATTATTATCACCATATCGGTTATCTCTAATTTTTTTAGACAAAATTCCGTAAGAATCGATCGAAGCATTATTTCTATATTGCCTAGAAATTGAAGCTCCGCCGGTTTCACCATTCCAAAAAAGCAAATTATTAACAATTTTAGTTTTATCTCTTTTTCTTTTAATTGAAACAATATCTTTGCCAACAAAAAAATAATGGTTAGGCGTTGAAGAAAGTTGTTTTAGATAAATTGTTCTGTCAACATCAATAAACCAGACCCAGTCTGTATTTGTCATTTTATAAATTGATTTTAACGCATCTAGGCAGGTTGCGTTATTGAAATTTATAGTCCTAGAAATGCCAGTATTTTGTATCGAAGTCGTTGTATATTTAATCTGATTGAAATTTTGCTGGGCATTATAGAGATCGATAATCGACCTAAAAATTGCACCCAACTCTGTATTAGTGTAAGTAATTGTATATTGAGAGCTTGCACTCACTAAGGGTGTACTTTCCAGTCTCCAGATTGGAGCTGATGCAGTAATCGAAAGCTGTTCATTTCCAGCAAGGGTAATATTGTCTTGAATGATTTCGCCGGAAAAAAGAATCTGTCCGGTAATTTGGTTTGTGTCATACACAATTACATCCAACTCATATCCGTCTAAACCAACTAAAGAATTTAGACCGAAATCATCAAATTTCCGAGGTAAATCAAAAGTCAAATCTCCATATCCGGAATTTACATTGGAGTTGATTGAGTTTAAACTATAGTCAGTGGTAAAGCCTTTGTAGTTTCTCAGATAAATCGGTGCGTTAGCTGGATTTGTAACCACAGACCCAAAAGCGGTGGCATTAACAAAATTCGGCCCAGAATCAAAAATATTATCAACTAAGCGATAATAAGCAACCAAACCCAGTTCCCTACCTACCAATCTTAAATTTCTAGATTCCTGAATTTCAGTGGCGGTTCTTGCGAGATTCCAAAGCCTAACTTCTTGAATTTTACCATTCAAATATAATGCGAATTCGTTACCAAATCTAACTTGTGTTGTAGTCGTTTGTATGGCTCCAGTGGTTGAGACACTCGCAACCAAAACCCCGTTAATATATAATCTAACAGCTGATCCATCGTAAGTCCCAGCAATATGAGTCCAAATTCCAACTGGAATTGTAACTGGGTTAGAATTAGCAATTACAATTCCAGAGGCGTTTCTAATTATCATCCTTGCAAAATTAGTTTCAATGTCTAACATATAGCTTTGGCTTGCCATCGTTGGAGTCCATTTTGAAATTAATTTATGGTTTCCAGAAGTATCCAGATTTACCCAGCACTCTAAAGTTGCAGTCAAACCAAAGTTCAATACACTAGAAGAATTAAGATCTATATACCCAGTTGACCCATCCAACTTATAGCTAGAGGTGTATTGCTTTTCTTGCTTGTAAGTTTTTATATAGACTTCTTTTTTAGGCATAGAGCGGAAAATAACTTATTGTGTAGTCTATATTGGAGCTAAAGCCCGTAGTAAAAGTAATCCTAAAAGTGGCATCGTTTCCGGTTACATTTGACCAGACAGATCCGGTTCTTGTCGCAAAAGTACCAGAGGCGTAAGGATTTGCATTACTCAGTCCCCAATATCCAATAGCAGAGAAACCACCAAACCCCCAGTCTTGATTAGTAAAGCCCAGCCAGTAAGTTGTGTTTGAGTTGAAAGCCTGATTGAAAGTTAAAGTCTGCCAAGTTAAAGTCGAGCTTGAATTATAGTTAAAATAAGTACTTGATAGTATGGTTCCAGGAGCACCCGCATTATTAGTCATTATGTGAAAACCAGCATCATTTACATCGAAATTACTCCCTCGAATCAAAACTTGTATCTGAGTTATTGTCCCATTGAAAGCAGGAGAAACGAAAGATTGGGCGTGATAAACATCAGTAAGAGAACTCGCAAAAATGAACTGTTCAATATTTTGAGAATTCTGTGTTAAGGAACTCCCAGAACCAGACCCTAAACTTTCAACGGCTACTCTATTTCTTCCGACCACGAAACTAGGTATTTTACCAGAGAAATCCTGAGGCTGTAAGTTTTTTGTCACAGAATTGTTTGATTTATCTAAAACACAGGTATCATTCGAATTCCAACTATTTGTAAATTGGGCTGTCTGGTTGTTGGTTTGGTTTGTAATTCTAAGATCAGTAAGGCTTACAGCCGAATTAACTTTAATGTTGATTTTGGGCTGAGGCTCGTAACTACCCTTCAAGTCAATATTGCTCACACTTTTGCCAAAAGTAAACCCGGTTACTGAAGCGACAACTTGCTCGTGGGTTGCTCTCCCGAACCCATTGTAGTTCAATAAATTGACAGTATAAGACCGTAACAAAGAACTAAAAACATAATTTTTGGAAAAATCTACACTACCTTGCCTAAAAGTTTGATAGTTTCTGACTCTAGTTTCATTGACCCAAAAAACTTCACCAAAATGGCAGTTCAAGATATTAGTAGCTGAGGATGAATAATTAACCGAAATCTGGATATAAGTAACAGAACTAAAAGTCGGAGACCCAGTCGCAGTCATTCTAGCCACCGTCGTTGGCGGTGTAGAGATTGTGTTGAAAGGGACAGAAAAATAATTTACTCCGTTCTCAATGACCTTACCTTCATAATTACTGATAAAATTGTAACTCCAATAATTAGTCGAATTATCGCCAATTCGGAAATCAACCGAAGTAACAAAATACTCATCCGGAATATCAACCCAAAATTCTATATTGCCAGTGTTAATTCTAGAAGCTAGATTCACAGCTGAAATTGTTCGGGTAATTGTAGCTTTATTTGCCACAGAATTAGCAACCAGAATATCAAACTTCAGTGAAGAACTTATTAACCCATTAGAAAATTGAAAAAAACTTGTATCTACAGCAAGATTGGAGGCATCGTCGGAAAGAGTTACCCCAGATGTAGAATTACCATTGCAAATTATAGTATATTCAGGAATAACACGAAACATTCTATCTTGATAAGAGTAAATTCTATTCAGTTCTGTTGTCAGGCTTTCAATGTCTTCTCCTTTAGAGTCGTCAACAATTACTTCACCATCTAGTTTAATTGTTTTATCTGTGAATCTTTGATTAACTACCCTAGATCCATAAGACCTCGCCAACTGGAAAGATTGACTATTTAAATCAACTCCGCTTTCGCTGTTGTTTTTTCCGATTGTAAATCTATTGTTCCTTATTGAATAATTTCCGTATAAGTATAAGTATTGTCGAAGATCAGTAGCCATATTTAGTAACTTGTGTTAAGTCCAATTCTTGATAAATTTGTTTGTTTAGACAATTCTTCCAACACAAGATTAGCCAAAGATTTTGGATCTTGATTATAACCGCTTATGTATATATTAATGTTAGGAGAATAATTGTTATTTGTTGTTTGTGTATTTTGCGATCCCCCCTCCACAGAATTAACAGGAACACTAGCTAAACTTTGACTAGAGTTTCTGACCAAATTTTGAGTTTTATCTAAACCAACAGCAAAACCCTCACCGGTGTATTCTCCAAGCTCCATCATTACTCTGGACGGAGACCGAATTTTCAGGGCATCTCTAATAGAATTAGTTACAGATCCGGCAATGTCTCTTACTCTCCTTTCTAAATCGCCTCTCATGTTATTAATACCATTAATAAATCCTTGAATTGCATCTCTTCCTTGCTGGGCTAAATCAATTCCTCTAAAAATATTGCGAATACCGTCAACCAAACCTCGAACTGGCGACAAGATAAATCCGATTATTCCACTTACAAACTGTACTAATCCTTGCCAAATCTGACGAAAGCCCATTGCCGCTTGTGAAAAATCTCCGGTAAAAATTCCTTTAATCACCCCGATAAACACATTTAATACCCCAGATATAATATTAATTACACCTGTTACCGCTTGTAGAATTCCAGAAAAAGCTTGGACTACAATCGCCCACAAGATTTGAATTACAGGCACAAGAACAGTACTGATTATAATAAATAAGCCAGTTAAAACAGGAAATAGAATTGAAACAATAGGCTGAGCAATGTTAAAAATAGCTTGTATGAAATCGTTCAGTGGCTGTCTTAATTGCTCGAAAGCATAAAAAACCATAGCCAAGGCTTGAGTAGCTAGAACATACAGTTGAACCCCTAAAGCAATAATCCAGGGGAGTACATTGTTGAAAGTCAAAACTAAGTTATCCCAAATTACTTTTAAAGTTTCAATTTCGGGTGCAAAGTTAGTTTGAATAAACTGCCAAAGACTATTGAAAGCATCAAATAAAAACTGTGTAACTTCAGCCTGATTTTGGAAGGCGTAGTACATTCCGCCCACTGCTACTCCAATCGCAATAAATGGAGACATTGCAACAACTGTAGCAATCGCCGCTCCTGCCATACTCGCCAAAGCACCAACGATTAAAACACCGATTACAGTTGCCAAGCCGATTAATATTGACTTTGTGATCGCGTTATTTTGATTTAATTCATTAAATCTATTAATTACTGGCTGAATTGCCGTTCTTAACTCTGTAATTCTAACTCCGAGTTCTCTAATAAATGGTAATACTTGCCTTCTTGCTTCAATCCCACCTAGGGCTTCTGCAATATCATAGATAAACATCGGAATACTATCTTCTTCTATATATTCACCCTTAAAAATATCTTTAATAAGAAGACTAAAAGCTTGAAAGTTTTCTATCACAGAATCCAAGTCAATAGAATTAATAAAATTGATTAGCTGGCTAATGTACGGCTTGATTATAGGCAAAAGTTTTTCCCCTAAAACTCTAGTCTTAGCATCAATGGAGTCCATCAAATTTGACCAAATTCCGAATAAGGTCTGACTTTGATTTTCCATCATCCCTACAAACTTTTTGTCTGCCATTATTTTCGGCAAGACTTTTAACATTTCTTCGGTTGTAGCCATCAACTCACCGTTTTTAGAAATTCCTTTACCTGTAGCTTTCACCCAGTCATCAGTCGTAATCAATAAGTCTCTAAACATATCTACAGCTACACCTTTCTGGCCACTAGCTAGTTTGGCAAAAGCCCCCGAGACTTGTTCAATCGGTTTCCCTGAAGCGGAGGCTAAATCACCTAGCATTATTACATTTTCTCGTGTGTATCTGCCTAGCGATTGTAGGGAATTACCAAGTTGGACTACCTGATCCAACTCAAATGGAGTTTTAGCTCCAATATCGGCATATTCCTGAAGTCTCTTGTTAGCCAGTTCTTGAGTTCCAAGCATTGTAGTCAGAGTTGACCGGTAAACCTCGAATTGACCCGCTCCCATTGTCGCTTGACCTCCGACAAGTCCCAAAAGTGCAACCGCTCCAGTCATCCCTACCAAAAAACCTGTTTTTATTACATTAGCCGTAGCCTCAAACCCGCTTTGCATTTTTGCCAAACCTGCCTGAGCCAAATTTCCGGCTTTAGCATTCACATTATCAATCGCACCTCCCACCTGTTTCATTACGGCACTTGCCATATCTTTAGCTTGGATTATTATTTGGAGGATTTGATCGTTCATAATTATTTTTTAGGTGCTGGTTTAGTTTTTAGTCGCTCTTGTCCGTGGGCTTCCGCTTCTTTATATGCCTTAATCTTGCCTAGTATGATAAAATCAATATTTAAATAATCTTCATATGAATTCGGGCTAAACTTATCCCAAAACATCATTAAGTCGTTATATTCAAGTGGTACATTTCCGCCTTCATTATAAATAGAATCAGAAACCATTAGCTTATACTCGCTTGAGACATATTTTGTGTTTTTGTTAAGGATTTCATTTTTAAATTTTCAACCATTCTAGGTTTTTCTTCTCGAATTACATCGAAAACTTCCTCGACTTTTTCAATATCCCAATTTTCAATTTCATTTTCCGAAACTTCAAAAAAGATATTAATTAACTTAATTTTCAGTTCGGCTTTGGCATTTTCAGTTCGTTCTTGTAAGTTTAATCCGATTTCTAAAGTTGCAGGATCAACTACAGTGTCGCTTGTTTTTGATGTTTCTTGATTTTCATCAATCAGAATTTTAGATTTCAAGCTAATAGCTAGCTTGTAAGGTACGGTTTTTTCGGGGTGAAAAGTTAGTCCGTACTTGTTTTGAATTTCAGTTATAGACATATATAAATAATTAATTAGATTGCAGATTTAGAATTAATAACAGTAAAAACAGAAAGGTTTGGTTGCTCAACCTCAAAAGTTACTTTTTGAGTTAAGTAGTCATCAAGAGGAATAGCCCTTTCCACTTTAATTTGACTAGGTGGAAAAGCCATTGATAGGGTAGGTTTAAGGCTTGAAGTACCAATCACAGGTTGTTCTGTGTTAAGACAGTGGAACCTAAAAGCTTGTTTAGTCCCATTCTCGAAAGCAGTTTGAAACCCTGAGGCATTGTTTGCCGTAGATAATAGGACTTCCATTTCAACCATAATCTTAAATCCGTTGGCGGTAACATCTGTTGGTGTCAATGAGCTAAATTCTTGAATTTGAGTTACTCCAGTTTCAATACTAACTTTAAGATTTCTAATATTGAACAGTGTTCCAGTTGGACTTGCTACAGTTCCAAGCCCAGCTAGAGTAGTGGCAAAACGAGAAGTAACATGTCTCCCGAATAAGTATCTTGTAGGTGCTGTATAAGCAGGTGTTTGACTGGTTCCAGCAATTTCTTGAATTGCAGGGAATTCAGCTGTAAATTTACCATCATCAAGAGTCCATTCTAAATCTAACTTAGAAATACTACACCCCCTCAAAGCTTTAAAGCTTTCGTCTCCAGCAGTATATTGAGCTGTAAAAGTCGGAAGTTCGCTATTTTGCAATAGTGAATAAACCCAAGTGGTCGCACCTAAAGCCGTTGTCGGGGTAGAACTTCCAAAAGCATAATGTAAAAAACTATGGACTATATCAGCATCCATTTTAGAACTTAAAGAGCCTTTCCCCGCTTGATACATTACATACTTAGTAAGTAACCCTCCTCTGTTACCATATGCTGAGCGGTCTTCCATTTCAGTGTTTTCATTCATCGCCGAAAAGTCGGTAAATGGAATAAAATTGCTAAAGCCTGTGGTTTCGGCTGTTAGTCTTGTAGCCTCCGTTTTAATGGCTAAATATTGTTGTCGTCCTTTAGATATAGGCATAGTTATTGATTATTAGATTTAGTAGTTTTAATTTCCTCTTTTTGTTCAGGTTTTTTCTCCTGTTTTTTCTCTTCCTCTTTCTGGAGGTTAAAAATCTTAATTGCTTCTTTAGCCGAATTAGCTTCAGCGGTGTATTGCTTCCCAGTGTCGGGATCAACATGGGTAAATATTGTTTTAAAATCAGACATATAAATTTAAAGATTGGAATTTAATTTTAAAAACTTTCAAAATGTTATTATCTTGGATATTAACATCATCTTGGAATGGGCTTGATATTTCCTCCAATTCAATTGTCCCAGAAACAATACCATCTTTGACCGCTCGAGTTTCCATTTTGGCTACAATCAAATCCTCGAAATTATCAATTCTACTAGCTAAGACTGATTGGTCTGTATCCTCGGAAATTGCAAATACGGCAATTAGGTTATAGTATCTTACTTCTTCGTGGCTTCCAGTATCAATCAAAAAAGGTTTATTCATTTCGGCGGAGGTGATAAAGATATACGGACTTACAGAGTTATCAGAGGTATAATAATCTTTCACTACTAGATTAGCCCCCTCGAAAGTAATTGCTTGAAGGAAGTTCTTAAGTTGTGTTTTTTGGTCTGCTCTAATTCCCATAATTTTCTATAAAGGCTTTTTGTGCCAAATTTTTAACTTCTTTTCGGGTTTCACTGATTGCTGGCTTCCAGAAAGGTCTAGCTCTCATACCTTTATATTTAATAGGCTTATTTAACTGTCCGCCAAATGTGGTAAAAAATGGACGGTGTCCAGCGTATATTCCAGTACCTTCCTCTAAGTATTTTCCATATTTTACCCCCATAAAGACTTTAGCTTTTTCGCTACTTAACTGTTGCATTACTATTGATTGCTGGGCTTTACCAGTTCTCTTGTACCAAGTTGAAGCTGAAGACTGATAAACACTTTTATTTATGTTTTCCTTCGCCTTTGTTTCAAAAAAATTCCCAACAAGAAAAACGGCTTTACTAATTGCATTTGTAGCCCCTTTTGAGAGTTTTTTGACTAATATATCATTTCGCTTAATATGTAGGCTAGTTTGCATATTTATTTGATAGTTTTAATTTCACATTCCCAAAATTGCCTAAAAGGCTGGGTATTTCGCTTTGACACGGTTAGAATTTTGTATTTTGTATCTTCAATCACCAATTGGTCTGTGGTTTTAGGTTTTCCCTCTAGCTGGGAAGTAGAAATTTGTACATATCTTTTAACTCCTAAAGTTCCAGTTTCAAGCCTTGCCTCCTTGTCATACATTGCTAAATAAATATAATCGTTTACAACTCCACTAATAAATTCAGCTTCGTATTTTTCGGCTGTTGGCAAATTGTGAATTTCTAGCATAGAAAGAAACTTAAAACTGAATTTACAAAAATATTATCTTCTATAATTGAATTAATATTAACAGTTTCTTCGCCCTCCATAAACTCAATCTCACTCCCCCCAGTTTTGCTTCTTTTGATCTCCGAATAGCCAGATTCTTTGATGTTAGATAATCGTGATAAATAATCAACTATACCAGACTTAAGTAGCTTAACTTCTATGTTATCACTAGCAGTAGTATTGATATATAGCCCTTTTTTAGCCGTCAATTGCAAATAATAAGGTTCACAAATATCAGTATTTAAATTTAATCTAACACTGTACCCTATTATATTAGGGTGGCTAGTCAGTGTGTAATCAGTTTCTTGATTTAGAGTTCGAGACAAATTTCCAGCCCTAAATAAAGAAACCCCAGCAATTTCACTCATAAATTGTAAGTCAAATAATCTTTGACTATAGCCATTACTCGGCTTGAGAGTGTGAGTGGTATTTGCTGGAGTGTTAAAAATAAAGCCATAGCTAAGTAGTTTAGCTTCAATCTTTACCAGCTCCCGAGTGGCAAATAAACTATCTATATTAGGTAGTTCACTTGCTAACTCGGAATAGGTAAAGAAAGCCATAACTCTTATTTTTGTAGCTTCTCTTGTTGTTTTTTACGAAGTTCTAATTCTTTTTTAGCTTTTTCTTTGGCTTCTTTAATGCGAGCGTTAATTTCTTCTAATTCAAAGTCTAAGCAGATAGAACCGTCGTCAGCTACAACTTGAGTTGCATTTTTTAACTTTTCTTTGTAGGATAAGTTTCCATTATTGTTTTGAGACATATATAATATATTAATAATTGATTAAACTAAATTAAATACACGGAAAGCGTTTTGTTCAGCGTTATCTGGAGCAGTAGTTCCCATAGTTGCTGAAGTTGTAGGTCTGTATTTTTGACCGTATTCCATTGAGCCAGTAGCCCAAGTTCTGGAGACTAACTGTACTACACCCTCTTTTAATTGCACCAATCCATTGTCGGATAAATTCATCAGATCACCGTGTAAAACTAAGGTGTAGAATTTCAAGGGAACTAAGTAAACACGATTGTTAGGTACTTGAGCTTGAGGCACTTCAAGAAATTCAATTCCATTGATTTGTTTAATTAATTTACCAGTCAAAGGATCTATTGCAGAGCCAGCTAAGTATCGACCGTTGTTGTCTTTAACCGAAGCAATAGCACCCCAAGCGTATCTGTTACCGATGAATACATATTCACCTTCTTCAACATCTTGAATATTGGAAGGTAACAAGAATAAGCTAGCTTTGTAGCATAGGTCGTAAGCATCAGTAGAGGCTACACCTCCGTTGGCTACAATGGCAGAATCAGTGGCAGACTTAGTGGCATAACTAATAGCACCAATTGCATTGGTGGCATCGCCAATACCACTAACTCCGTAATTGTTCAAAATACCACGAATGTTATCACCTCGGGCAGTCCCATTGCTAGCTCCAGCACCATTGGCTAAAATAGCTACACATAATCTGTGTTGAACACGACGGGCAAGTCTAGCAACATAAGTTCCTAAGTCTTCAGGAATTAGAGAAGTCAAAACAAATTCACTCATCTTCATCGAAGCTTGAATTTTTTGGTTAGGAATTACTCTGTCCCCAGTTCTTAATACTTCATCGACATCAGAACCTCCAGCAACTTCACTTAGAATAGCTCCATCCTGTTCAGAATCGAAATCAAAGAATTGGTAAAAAGTATTAGCGTTACGATTGATAATTTTAACCCTGCTTAAGATCTCGGTAGAACGAATTAATCTTTCAGTACTAGGAATAATTGTTGTGGCAATTGTTGGTGTGATGCTAGTTTGAGTGACGTCATAACTTTTTAGCTCTTGTTCTTTAAGATTTCCAAGTTTTTCCACTTCTTGTTCAGATAAAGTTCGAAACTTAACTTCTTGTTTATTGGAATTATATTTTTTACTATTCCACTCTTTGGAAAAAGAGTTTGTGAATTTTTGCAAAAAACTTTCATTAGCACATAAAGCGTCAATAGCGTAAAGTAAATTTCCACTTTGTATGTTACCAGATTTAATATCATCTAGTGTTTTTTTAGGTTGAGATAGATCTCCATCTCGGATTTTTTGGAAGTCGTATTTGATAAAATTAGACATATAAATAAAAATATTGTTTGCTATAAATTAGCGATAAATTCAGCATAACTTCTAGGCTCATCAGCACTTTTTGAAACATCGGTATCCCGATTTTCTACTTTGTCTTCAGACTTGAATTGCTTCATCTTGTCGGCTAATTCTTCAGCTTGATTTAATGAGTTCTCTATAGTCTTCAACTCTTCGGGCGGGGTTTCTTCGCCTTCATTTTTATTCTCTTCATCTGGTTTATCTTCTTCTGAAGTATCGTTTTCAATTTCAAATTTCTTAATTTCAAAACCTTTAGACTTCATTAATGTCATTAGTGTGTCGTTGACTTCTCCACTCTTGACTAATTCAGTGATTGAATTACAAACTTCTTTAGAAGTTGTTCGGTATTTATTCCCGTCTTCGTCCATATATTCCCAAACACTCTCTTCTTTAGATTGGGATTGGGCTACAATCTGACCAAACTCGGCTTTGATTGTTTCTAGCTGGGTGGAAAATTCTTTGGTTAATTCCACTTTTTGAGCTTTTAGAAGCTCTTTAACTTGTTCTTCTTGCATAATTTGCTTGTTAATTGGTTTTAAATTTAAATCGAATTCTTTAATTTCTCCGCTTATTCTAGCATCTCCGCTTCCTGCTGGAACCCCTAAAAGTAAAGCACATCCTACCCAGTCAAAATCAATATAGTATTCTCCCAAGTCGTTAAATATCACATTGTCGGTATCAACCATCAATTCGATACTAGGTGCGGTTATTTCTTTAGCTTTGGAAATTACCAAATCATCAGTTGATTGGAAGGTGGCTTTAATTTCTAATTCTCCATCCACAAACTCGCTCCATAATTTGGTAAATTTAGACTGGTTACCCAAGTATTTACCACCTGTTAATTCCAGATCGTGATTAAAATCAAACATTATTCTCTCTAGCTTGTTTTGCCACTTGAGGAGTTTAGAGACTTGGAAATAGGCTTTATTTCTATTATAAGCCGTAGAAAAAACTACCATATCAAATTCAACCCCATTAGGGATTTCCTTGTATTGAATTGGTTTGACTTCTGAATTGCTTTGAATTGCAGAAAAGGAAATAATCTTTTTCACAATTTTACCTTACAACCTTGCTAACTGTCCGTCATTTTTGTCTTGACTATTCTTGCTTTTCGCCTGATTAATCCAAATTATGGACACAAAAAAACCAATCGTGGTAATTGCCGTTGAAGACAACGGAGAAATTTCTGGACTAGAAATCCAACTTAATTAGTCGGGATAATACAGTGTTGTACATCTACATCTGGGTTCGCTTCCAGATCTTTGAAACCCATTGGAAAATGTTTGGTTAATACCAATTTTGCCTTCTTTTTCATTCTCTTTGTGTGTAGGTCTCACTCTTTCATCTTTTGCCGTTTGCCAGGATTTTTTTCCTTTTGGAAAATTGTCCTTATACATCGTTTCTCTAGTTCCCTCTACTGCTTCAGCTATTGCCGTCTGTGCGATTAACTCAGCCCTGTCAGAGGCAAAAGACGGTAGCAACTCTTCAATTTTTTTAGCTAAATCTACCACTCCAAGACTGGCATTATTTTTAGTTACATTAGTTAATTGACTAGCCGTTTCTACATCGATTGTAGGGAATAGGTAATCAGAACTGTCATCGCCCTTAAGCAAGCTCTCGACGTATAAGTCGATACTATCTAAAACTGCCTTAGGGTATTCGTTGTCAAAAAACTCAGCTTTAAATTTTAATCTTTTGTCTTTCTTCAATTCGTCTAAAGTCATCCCTGCGAATTGTAACATATCATTTTTACAGGTTTTAAAGTTGTAAAAAGTTTCAATTTTAGGCAATTTGACTTCATAGTTTTTTAAATCCTCATCTTTCAATTTTGAAAAACTATCTAAAAAAGTATTTACTTGTTTGGTAATTGCTTTTTCCCACCTTTTTTCAAATTTTACTCCGTCTTTGCTTTCAATTGCTCTTGTAATCGGAGTTTTTTCGCTGTATTCTACAAGAGCCGAACTAAAAAAAGAATTGTTAGCTTGAATTTGGTTATCTGTTATTTCTTGGTCAATTATATTTGATTGCCCTCTACTTAATTCTAAGTAATTTAGATCTCCATTAGGCAACGGTTCTAATCCTCTCATATCTCTATATTCGTTGACTGTAATTATTCCAACTTTATAATCTTCAAGCCATTGTTTAACTTCAGCTAGTCTGTTAGGATCTTCAGGCTGGTTATATTTAATATAAAAATTTGAATTAGTATTAAACCCGAAAATCGGTAGTAACCAGTTATTTCTAGCCCTGTCAAAAAGTATTTCCATACTTCTACCAATCTTGTCATACAAAGCTTGATTGAAACTACCAACATTGTTATAAGTTGTAGCCCCACCAACACCTAGATCAGTTGGGGTCATTGAATACCCCCAAGCTAGTCGAGTTGGAGTTATATCCGTTATTAATTCCCTAAATTGAGTATCCCGATTGCTTTTGCCAATTTCAAAAATCTGTTCTAAATCTGGTATAATACCTGCCCTGCCTGCTTTTTTACTTCCTCCAAACATATCTTGAAGTTTTTCCATCTGTCTCTGGAGCCAAGTTTTCCCATCGCTGTCTTTGGTTTGGTCTAGAGCTTTTTGATTGCCTTTTTCCCCTAGCTTAAATAGAATAGTTCCTATCATTCCCTTACTCATCAAGTTAGTGCTTGCCTTGATGCCGTGATGTTCCAGTAACACAGAAGAATATACCGCATCTAACCTTGAGGGAGCGACGGGAAAATCAGTAAATAAAGGATCCTTAAAATGAATTAATTCTTTTCCGTCATTTAAGTTAGTCATTCCAGCTTTTTCAGCTCCATCTACTAAGTAAGCATATCTAGCAATCTTATTCTGGTTATCCCAATAAACATTAAACCTAAATATACTTTCTACAATTAATTTACCTTGTTCATTAATCAACCATACAGCGTTTCCCTCCCTGGCAATCAGGCTAACTGTTTCTAATTCAACTTTCTTGTATTCAAGTTTAGAATACAAAAAATCATACACCCTTTTTTGTAGAAGTTCTTTTTGCCTTCGATATCTCTCACTTAAATCCTCGCTAGTTGAGATAATCACACTACTATCATTCTGTCCGACCTGTGCTTGCCAACTATTAATAATATATGGAAAAAGGGGGAAAGTAGTAACAATTGTTTTGTATTGTTGGCGAGTAAGTAACCCTGCGTTGTAAGGGGTGTATTTACTAGCCGTGTCTGAATAGACATTTATAGCACGAAAATAATCATCGTACCTACTGCTTAAAAAATCTTCTGGGGTCATACTTTATTATTAATTTTATTTAA